ACAATCAAGCTGTTTGGATTGCTTCCGATTACATTGATATTTTCACCTTCTACTACTGATTTGGTTTGTGAAGCAAATAAACTATACAAACTATCATTGCCTGTAGGCACAATGTTGTTTACTGTTACAATCGAATTGCGGAACTGACCACCATTGTTTGATGCCCAGCATACACCATTCACTTCATCCCAAAAATATCCATAACGTGAACAGCAATCTTCAGTTGGTTCTACAGCATCACCTTCGCTATTCTCAAAATTGACTTCACCATTTACGGTTGTTCCAACAGGCGTAGAAGCGCAGTCACTTATTTGATCAAGAAACTTAATAAGCTTAACCTTTGTGCTTTCATTGTAACCTACTTTGTAGTCACTGATTTCAAGTATTCTCCAATAGCTGTCCTGAATCCATATCTTATCTGCAAAAGAGAATGTAAGTATATCCTTCAAATCAAGCGCAAAGAATGCTTCCATTATTCTACCTTCAGGAGAATACAACTCATTCATGAAATTGCGCCAATACAGGTTGAATAAATTATTGTATGGGTTCCCTGATACAGTTACAACGTGCGGTGGCACTTCAGGTGCCCAGTTTAAATCGTAATCATCTACAGTTGGATAGGTATTGCTGTAATGATTTAAAACGGGTATAGCGGTTGGAGGTGTTGATGTATTGTTTACTTCATCAACAAGGCAAATATCAATCGTATTTGCGTAGTATAAGGCGCGGCTGCCCGGTGCAACAAACTCCAACTGTTCATTGTAGAAGCATTGTATTGGTGTTGGTGTTCCGGGTATAAAAGCGGCAGGTGCGCTACGTGTTACAAGTTGAACCTTTTGGTCACCTATTACAAAGTCACTTGGTGCTGTCGATGGGTTAATTGTATAACCTTCTGCTTTGTAATCTCCATACACGCGGTTAGCATCTCTATAAAGCTTGCTGTATATATCTTCACCTGCTGTGTAGGTAAATTGAAACGTTGCCTTTTGAATATCAACAGTGCTGCTTATGGTAACATCTTTGGATATATCAAGCTTGCTTGTCCAGTCTAAAGTGTCACCTGTTCCTATATAACTATTTTGTGGCGCAATTAGAATGCGATTAGGCACAGTGCGACTTGGTATGATTGCGCAGTTGTGCATTTTGATTACATCCGAAATAAAATCAATTTGGCGTATATCAGGAGCATTTCCTTGATAATCGACTGTTTGATTGTTGTAACTTACGGTATTATTAATTTCCCAAAATGTCCTAATCAAAAGACCATTACCAAAATATACTGTAACTGGATTTTCTGTATTATCTATTCTTAAACCTAAACTTACATTCATGCCTTGTGATAATGACACAGTAAAAGTAAATGGGACATTATAATAGAAATTACTTTGTTGTAATATCTGACTATATGCAATCGAAAGAAAAGTTGGAGCGGCTGTACCGTAAAGTCCTATTCGGAAAATTGGAGTTAAACCACTTACAGTTGTTCCGTCTATCATTATAACTCCGTTGAATGTATATTCCCCATCAAACGGAACGGTATATTCGTAGTTAGTTGTATCGTAGTTTCCGCTATTATCAAAGACTTCAGTGTTGGCGTTTAATTTCACGCCAGTTGTTGTTACACTTAAAGTTGTGCTATTATACGCTCGGAAAAAATATGCATTTGGTTGGCTGGTTATTGCTAATTGCCTGCTGTTGCAAAAAGGCATCCAGTAGTCACTCAATATATTTTGCAACGATCCAGCAACAAGTTCAAAGCCTGCTTCAGTGATTATGTTGTTGAACAAAAACCACCAACTAACTGCAGGTGTTAAGTCAGCAGGTGCTATAGGATTATTTGTATCAAGTATAGGTCGTGAACCAACTGTTCCGTCATTGCTCCACTTTTGCCCACGATCACATAAAGTCCAAATTCGGTCTGCCGTTTCTGTGGTCACATCGGCATAGTTGTATAGTTCATTGAGGTCTACAAGCGCAGCAATATCACTTAGCTTCTTTTCACCAATGGTGCGAACAAGGTCAGGCGTTTCAGCATAGAACGCAACTTCGACTTCGCTAAGTTTACCCATTTGCTTATATACCTTGCGCACACGCAAGTAACCTGTGGCAATGGGTAGGGTATCTACGCGAATTTCAGCAGGCAATTTGTAGAAGAAATAGTTCTCCGCACCTTGCTCGACGTTGTTATCGAATAATGCCCCTAATGCTTCCTTATTTGTTTCGCTAAATGGCAATCTAAATTCGCGACTGAATGCACCCTGTGCTGTGAAGTTGGATAGGTCCTGAAACTTCCAATTCTGCGATATGCTTTCGTTTTCGTATAGGTCAAGATACGTCTCTCCAACGATTAATTGTACTTCTCCGTTCATGTTATGTCCAGTATTCGTTTGCCATTCTTACTTTCAAAGATAGATTGTAAAGCTTGCCGTCACGTGTCTTACGTTCAGTGTATGTGGTATCATCTAAGTTCACAGGCAGCGCGATATTCTCACCGTTGCGCTGTGTTATCCATACAACTTGATTGCTCACCAATAATGAGCGAAGGAATAGGAATTCACCTTCCTGTATATAGTCGCTGGTCACCGTCAACACCTGCTGCACTAAGTTCCTACGTTCAAACAATCCGCGATCGTCTTTGCTGAACACACTTGTTGTACTATTGAACAACACCTTGCGGTACTTCTTGCGCTCAATCTCATCATTCATTTCGGACTTCTTTATGAAGTTGAAGTAGTCCCACCCACCACGACTGTTCACCCATCCCAAACGAATCACATCATTGTGGCAATCCTTTTGCCCATAAACAGCTGCATTGTAGAATCGGTACTTCACACTTGACTGCGTGCTGCCTGTTCGGGCAAACACCTCATAGAATCTCCAACCAGGATAGCTACTTGGCTGCAGTATGAATGGAGCTGCCCAATCATTTAAATTAGCTGGATAAACAGGCAAAGCTTCGATATCATAACCATTCAATGATAGTGTATCACTTAGCATTGAACCATCTTCTTTGTAGAAATTAATTCGAAAATTATCTACACCATTATTGAACATATAGGTTGGGTTACCGGGTATGCTCAACGTTCCATAGTCGGTTTCGTATGAAGGAATCCACACGATATTTTGCGCTGTTGGGTTGCCTGCGTTCCATGTAGGTGCTAAATACCATGAATGCGTGCCAAACTTTCGGTCACTCATGCCATAGTTAAAGCTAACCTCAAGCACATACTTAATATCATCTACACCGATTTCAGGGTTTGGCTTGTAGCCATCGTACACTTGATAGTAACCATTGATTACAATGCGCCCACTCATAGTTACTTCGCTACCTGCATTCTCAGTTAAAACAAGTCCCTGTCCCGGTACATTGACTAACCACCATTCTGTGATTGATGCGCTCAGTGAATACTTGCTCAAATCGTCTATGGTATTATCTGTTCCAAAGTGGTATTGCTGGTTGCGTAAATCATCCACAAGTGGCGCAATATCAAAGTACATGTTATCATCCGGAGCAGGTGATAAATAGAACGTGTACGTCTTAGCATCAACAGTTATATTCAAGCCATAGCGGAAACCTTGTTGCGCTACTTCTGTGCTTGATGCAATCAGCATAATCTTTTGACCACGCACCACCCAGTTGAAGGGTTCATCTACGATTGTTAATGCCATTTATCTTTTGTTTAAGAGTAATCGATTTTCTACGGATTTAATGTAAGCATCCATTAGCTTGTCTTTGTATTCATCCCATGTATCGTCTATTGCTTCGCCATAGTAGTTGATTCCTACAATACCATTTTTACCAATGCTGCGTGCGATATTGTATGCTGCGCTTTTGATTGCGCTTTCAGTGGACTTGATAAACTCGCCTTGTTTGTTACGCAGTTTCAATGGCTTCATGCGAATCCACTTTTCAATGGCTGCAACAGGTGGCATTTTTGCGCCTGGTCTGCGGCCGAATTCAATCACATCAGCGTATTGACCAGCTTGACCTTTGACAGTAAAGTCAATGGTGGGTTTGCCGTAGCGAATACGCAGCTTATAGGTTAATGAACGAAGCAAGTTACCTGAAGCAACACGATTCACCATCTTGCCGCGTATTCTTCTTTTGATGCGCAGGTTTGATTGCGCACGCTCGATAACCGTTGTGGCATACTCATTCAACATATCTTCAAACTCCGTTGCCATTACAATACTTCCTCCCATTCAATGATTGAACCTGCAAGGATGGCAAGACCGCCAATAGATGCACAACGCATACGCACTATTACAGTACCATTAGCACTCGGTTTTATTATTCCATCCGCTGTGCTTACACCACTTATGGCGGCTACCGTTGAATTGGGGGTATTATAATTCGTTTGGTTAGATGCAAAGTTAGTTGTGGTAGTGGCGGCAGAGGTAAAACGATAGCGGTTAAATGTTACCGCAGGCCCATTGATTGAAAATTGAATGTTCGCAGTATTGGTAAATCCTAATGTTGCACGCCACTTGTAAGTTTTGCCTGAAGTGACTGCGAAACTTAAACCTGTTACATCTTCATAACCGGTCGATGTTGCGTTGATTATATCAGCTCCAAGTATAGCAGAATTGAATCCAAGGTCGCTCTTTAACGATGCAAGTGAAAGTGCACTCACCGTATTATCTACGTTGATACGTAGGTAGCGAACAGCACTTGGATTCGGCAGCGTTGCAAGGTTAGTTCCAACCGTAGTTAGTCCGATGCTGTTTTGCTTTCCATTAAATGTAGACCAATCTGCGCTGCTCAATGCACCGCGATTGGATGCGCTTGCAGTTGGCAGGTTGAATGTATGTGTACTACCTGCGCTGCTTATTCCAAAGTCAGTACCTGCTGTGCCTACTGCAAAGTTTTGCGTGCTTTCTGTTAAGCCATTGAGCGAAGAAAGTCCTATTGCGTAGGTAGTATGCACTTCACCAATCTTGCCATTCTCAGTATATAGTGTTACAGTCTTACCATTGGTATTTTGAATATCGAATTCAATGTGTATGCGGTCGGTTGCAGCTGTAACTGTATTAGGAACTGAAATATTAAATGAATACAAATCAGGCACGCTTCCATTAGTTATTTCTTCTACCGGTGAAGTAGCTACTAACGTAAATGTGCTGCCGTTATATGTGTACACTTTTGCAAGTATTTCAGCATGATTTGCACCACCACCTGTTTCACTCAAGTAAACATCAATAGTCCACACACCTGAAGGAATAAGAACGTGGTTTGGTTGGTTTACATCAGTAATGAACCGGGCAATCACACCAGTTGTTGCGCGTGTAAAATCTGCTGCTGGTCCTGTGTTAGCTGCTGTGCCTAACTCATAGTAAGCATTGCCACCAATAGTGCCTTGCGAAACATTACCATTAAAGTATAACACCTGCCCACCACCACCACCTGTTGAAGGTAATGTGCGAAGCGCACCTGTGCCATCGATGTATTGATCAGTTGTGCCATTAGCTGCAACTGCAAGTGTGCCTGAAGTTGTAACAGGCGAACCACTTACACTAAATGCTGCGTTAGTTGGTGCAGGCATCGTAAGCCCTACCGAAGTAACTGAACCACCTGAAGAAGGGGTAACAGCTTCCCAATCTCCTGAAGTGCTGTTATAACTTAACACCTGCCCATTCGAAGGTGTAGGTGCGTTTACATCAGCTAAATCGTCAAGGTTGGTTGGTATGGTAGGTAGATTCGATAAATCATTGTAATCGCCTGAAGTGGCAACAGCCGCAAGTGGTGTGTTCTCAAAGTTATTTGAACCGCTGTCATAAATCAGTGCATCACCGTTGGCAGGTGTAGTGATTTGCACATCCAACAATTCATCAATAGCAAGTCCACTAATTACTTTCCAACTTGTACCATCATGCTGTATTAATTGACCTTTGGTTGTACCGGGCAATAGATCATCGAGCGAATCAGGAATGTTTGGTTTGTTCAGTATTTGATAGTCACCACTTGAAGCATTCCAATCCACAGGTGTTTGACGCAAACGATAACCAACAGCTTGCAAAGTCCAATAAGAAGGATTCGTTGGATTGATGCCATCATTGTTTGCAATGCATCGATAAACGCTGCCATTGTACCAAACGCGGTCACCTATTTGGTATGGATTGCCTTGCGCTGTAGTGTGGTTTGCGTTCCATTCGGTACTCACATATTCTCCACTACCACCACCCCCACCTGCTGCATCAATGGTCACGCTACCATCTCCGTTGTCTGTGATGGTTACATTCGTTCCTTCGACTAAATCGAGGATGTTTTGAACTGCATTATCTACACCATTGGTGCGAAGTGTCAAGCCGTAACCTGTTCCACTTCCACCACTTGATGAACCTCCCACGCTCCACACTGCAGGTATATCACACGCGCTCCAATCCCATGGCACTTCAAGTGTCAAAGTGAAAGCAATACCGGTTACTGTGTTTTTGTATTCTTCGATGAATGGTTCAAACGTTGGAATGTTTACAAGCTGCACATCGAAACCGAATAACTCCAAACCATTGCGCACTTCAGCTATTAAATCCTGCCCTAATCGAATGCAGTCGCTTATCACTTCACGCTGGTATTCTGCTTTGTATTCTTTGTCGCGTGGTATATCAGCAAACATGACTAAGAAACCAAACTGCATACCGCCCTGAATCGGTGTGATAGTATCAGGTGTTACGTGCATGAATGGGTATTGATCATCCTGCAGTTGGTCCGCAAGGTCAATCTGCCCATGTGTGAAACGCTTAATCAAAAAGTGACCAGCAGCGAAAGCTTCCAGTCTATTGATAAGTACATTGTAGCTGTAGTTGTAGCTATTCATTATCTATTGCGTTTTTTCATTTCCATTTTCTGCACATAAACGTAATCTGCTAAATACGTTAAGTGCGTAAACACTTCATAACACCTTCGCTCCGTAACTGCATCAAACTTCGTTATATCCCTATCGGCTAAGCTTTCAATTATATGAAACCAACCATATACACCTAATCCATCTGGGGTTGCTGTTCCTTCATCTCCTTCACTATCTCCGTTATCTCCTTTGCCAAAAAGACGAGGGAATCGTTGTATAGTTCTATTTCTAAAGTCGAAAAAAAAAGCAGCGTATTCAACACATGGTCCAAAGTCAATTCGCCTATGGCATCTTCATACTTGCGTTTGTCATTGGTAGCGTATGGTTCGATGTCGTAATACTTCCCAAACTTTGCTTTGATGGGGCGGTATAGGATGCACATCATTTTGTGTGCAGCTTCGCCCATGATAACACCATCTTTGTATATATCACCGCACACGCTGTCCAAGTCCACGTATTCACCAAAGGTCATTGAACTAAGGTCAGGCACAAAGCCCAGTTCATACACACCCACACGCACCTTTCGTTCGAATTCACCGCTGCTCAAACGAATGGCTGCTTCAAACGTTTCAATGATTTCATCAATTACATGCACCTGAAGCAGGCGAATGCTTTCGGTACTTTTGCCTGTAATCACACGCACCCGCTCAATCTCATCGACTGCATTTTGGTAGTCGATGTATTGATTCAGCGTGATGCCTTTCGCGTTAGCTGCTATGCTAAAGTTTAATTTCATGCTCTGTTGTATTGTAGTTTTTACGTTCTTTTTGTTACAAGTCCGAATGCACGTTGATAACAACCGGTGCTTTCTCATCACCTGCATGTGTTACACGCGCTTGTTTTGGTTTGAAGTATTCGAGTACATCCAGTGTAAGTCCTGCTGCCTTAAACTTCAAATCTTCATCGCGTGAATCCATACATTCATTAATAAATTCCGCAACCTTTGGCAAAGCTTCAGCTACGAAGGTGCGACCGAATTCTTCCCATTCAAGTGTCTTCTTGTTAAGACTGCCTAATGGTCTACCATTCGGGTTATTAGTCATTCCTTTTTGAAGTCCCATGTTTGTTATTTTGATGTTTACAAATCACTTCTGTTCATACTGCGCAACACATACAGCAATGCGCTGCCGTGCATCAGGATATTCGCCTTGCACTTTTGCATCACTCATGCAACGTGCCACGAAATCATTCTTTGATTCTTCTGCTGTTGGGCTTGGTAGGGGCATGTTATTTTATTTTTCGATTTTACCTAATTGTCTACGGAATTCAGTTATCAAATCACGAATGCACGATGCACATCCCGATGGTGGTTGATGTTTACCTGTTACTTTGCTGAACCAATGATATAAAAGCTTCAAGTCTTCATTCTCAATCTTATTTGCTTTGTAGATGCGCTGTATGAATTCATCCAGTGCGATGATTTCTTCCTGCTTCCAGTCAAGTGCAAACCATTTGTGCGCTGGGCATGATGCAAAGCGGAACTTTGTTTTAACAGGCATCACACAACCGCAAAGCTTTATCTTTTCCTTGTAGTGTGTCACGCTGTTTTCTTCAGGATCTACAGTGTCACCTACGATAAGTGTTCCGCAGGATGAGGTTAGTGGTTTGAAGAACTTACATTTTTTGCACGTGTTCAATCTCTCTCGTTGAATGTGCAATGGCACGTTGAAGTTTAACATATTCTCTTATTCGTTTTAATGCTCGATGTATTGAAGTGCGAAGGTAGTTGTATGGAATACCTGTTTCGCGGCTTAATTCTTTGTAATCGAAATCGGGTTTGGAATATAGACGTAACAAAATGCTATCGTATTCGTTTAAACGACCGATTGCGCTGTATAAATACTCCCCATCTATGAATGCACCTATCCATGTTTCATCTTGTTTGGTATCTGCCACTTCACGTTCGATGTGCAATTCGTAGTATTTGCGGTATTTCACAGCATAATCACTTCGGTTACTGTGCCAGGATAACCACAATGCACGATTTACATATTGCTCTACCTTCCCACCACACACGATATCCTTCACATCCTGCTCTGGTCTATCCATTAACCGGGCAAGGACTTCATGCAGTAGATCACTTGCCTTTGTTTTATCGTGAGTAAGCCCTGTAGCTTTGTTAAGCCACTCGTTGTAATGTTTCCCTATATGGATACTTACACAGTCGATTTGTTAAAAATAGTTAAAATGTGGTGTAACTTCTTGCACATTCCAAAAAAGGGTGTACATTTGTACACGTCAAAGATAACACAAAAACACACAACATGAGCTATTTCACTTTTGAACACGACTGCAGCAATGCACCACTCACACTTACTATCGAAGTTGAGTATTCAATTTACAACTTTTCAGGCAACTATTATGAGCCAGCCGAAA